TTTTAGGTGGAGGAGAAGGCAGAAAAGTGATATTAGGTCCTAGAACACCTACTTCCCCCACTACTGTTGAGAGGGCAAGTAATCCATTTGCACGTTTGAAAAAAAGAAATAGTCGTTTTGGGAGACAAAGAGCAATATGAGATGGATAATATGCTTTAGTGAAAGTAAAAATATAGGAATATGGAAGTATTTTACTAAACATAGATTTGGCTTTTCTCATGTTTATGCAGTTAGCTATGATTCTAAAATAGACATTTGGAAAAAACTTGAGTTTACAACACATGGATTTAATTTCGAAACACTTACAGGTGAAGATTCAACTAAGTTAGTTTTGGATATGCATATGTGCAATAAATGTATAGAGATTGATATTGATAAAAATCCTATTTATATGCCAAGATTGTTTTATTGTGTAAGTTTTATAAAACATCTTTGCAATATTCGTAAATTTTGGATATTGACACCTTATCAGTTGTATTGTGAATTGCTTAAAAGAAATGGAAACGTCATTTTTGAAGCAAAAGAATTATTGGAGGCTCCTAATGGGTAGCATGTTTAAAACACCTAAAGTGCAAGAAGATCCTGAATTAAAAGCAAAAAAGATAGAGCAAGCTAAACTTAATAAGCAAGAAGAAGAAAGACAAGCATTAGAAGCCAGTGAGAAGAAAAGAAAAATTACTTCTAATCTAATAGGTGCCAGATCTCTTCAAAGTGCTGAGTTAGAAGATTTTAGTGGTTTTAGACGTAAAGATTTAAAAACCAAAGAGAATAAAACAATGGGGGGTTATAGTGCGTAGTGATACTGGGGGAGACTCAAGCCCAACACCATCTAATCAGACTGGAGATCAGGCTGAATATCAAAAGGTAATGAACAGATACAAAAAAGCCAAAGGTAAATGGCAGAATTGGTCTGACATATGGGAAGAAATTTATGATTATGTTTTACCTCACAGAGAAAGCTTCTTTGGAGAGTTTGCTGGGCAAAGACGTACAGAAAACATATATGACGAAACGGCAGTGACTGGTCTCCCTAGATTTGCTTCAAGACTTCAGCTTGGCTTTTTTCCTCCAAATGGTCGAGCATTCAAGCTTGCCCCTGGTCCAGAATATCCATCTGATCAAATCTCCAATCAGTTGTTAAAAGAACTTGATGACATCACAGAGATGCTTCATGAAGGATTGCGTAATAGTAACTTCAATTCTGAATTTCATGAAGGTCTTCAAGATCTTGGTATTGGTACTATGAACATGCTTGTTGAATCTGGTCGTTTTGTTGGCGATCTCCATTTCACTGCCGTACCACCTACTAACGTTGCATTGTTATCGGGTGCAATGGATATGGTTACCGATTGGTTTAGATGGAATAACGAATGTGATATAACTGATATAAAACTAAGGTATCCGTATGCAGAGTATTCTGCTGAAATGTCTAATGCTCAAAAAAGAGATCCAAGACGTAAAACAAGAATTGTAGAAGCTACTATGTATGATAGTGACGATCAATTCAAAGACGAGTTTACATATTACTTAATATCTGAAACAGACAAGCATATACTGTATAAAAAGAAACTAGTTGGTCGTGGTAGTTTGCCTTGGTTAACAACACGTTGGTCTAAATCAGGCATGGAAGTATGGGGCAGAGGTCCAATATTACAAGCAATGCCAGCTATTAAAACTTTGAATCTCACAGTACAGTTAATACTTGAAAATGCTGAAATGGCTATAGGTGGTGCATATGTCTATGATGACGATGGTGTATTTAACCCTGATAATATTACTATACAGCCTGGAACTTTTATTCCTAGAAGTCCTGGGAGTTCTCTTGAGTCTTTACAGAGTCCTGCCAGATTTGATGTAGGGCAATTAATATTGGAGGATATGAGAAGAAATGTCAGGAAAGCTTTGTTTATTGATGAACTCGATTCAAGACCAAATGCAAAAACACCATTGTCAGCAACAGAAGTTTCAGAAAGGCTTGCTGACGTGGCAAGAGATATGGGAGCAGTCGCAGGCAGAATGCAAAAAGAGTTCCTTCATCCATTGGTTGAAAGAGTCGTTGCAATCTATAGTGAACAAGGCCTTATTGATATACCGAAAGTAGATGGTAGAGAAATAAGAATTGTACCAGTTTCTCCTTTATTAAGGGCTCAAGATCAACAAGATGTTGCTGATTTTGTAAGATTTCAACAAACAGTTGCAGGAACTTTTGGTCCAGAAATAACACCAGCACTTTACAATCAGGAAAAAGTAATTAGATATTTAGCAGAGAAGTTTGGTGTTAAAGAAGAGTTGTTAGCTAATAAGCAAGAAGTTCAAGGTAACATTGATATGGCAATGCAATTAATGCAACAACAACAAGGGAATATGGGATAATGACAAAGGAGAAAATTAATGCGTCTATTGATGGGAGGTCATATACTGCAGAAGTTGAAACTGATCTTAATAGTAAAGCCTACGCTTTATTCGGTTCGGGTATTGGCAAATCTTTCCTTCAGTATTTGGAAAACCTTACAACAAACAATGTTCATGGTGCAGGACTGGCAATCGAAAGTCTTGCTCACTTTGAAGGACAAAGATGGGTCGTAGCACTAATTAAACACAGAACTGAGATGGGAAGAAAAAATGGCGACTCCAACTAATCCAAAATTATATGCAAGAGCAAAAGCTATAGTTAAAAAAAGAGTAGGTAAATGGCCATCAGCATATGCATCAGGGCAGTTAGTTATTCAATATAAAAAGATGGGTGGAGGTTACAAAGGTAGTAAATCAGCATGAGTCTTACTAAATGGTTTAATGAGAAGTGGGTTGATATATCAACTAAGAAAGATGGCAAGCATCCTAAATGTGGTAGAAACATGGGTGATGGAAGATCATATCCAAAATGCGTGCCTTCTGCCAAAGCAAAAAGAATGAGTGTAAAAGATAAAAGATTAGCTACTGCAAGGAAAAGAAAGACAAATCCTAGTGGTGGTGGTAAAACTCCAACTTATGCAAGGACATAATAAATGGCTAAAACTGCAGCATGGCAAAGAAAAGAAGGTCAAAGCTCAAGTGGAGGACTTAATGCTAAAGGAAGAGCAAGTTTACGTCGTCAAGGGAAGAATATCAAACCTCCAGTTTCTGCTAAAGCTGCGAAAAAAAGCCCAAAGAAAGCAGCAAGAAGAAAGAGTTTTTGTAAAAGAATGATGGGTATGAAGAAGAAGCTAACTAGTAAGAAAACGGCTAATGACCCAAATAGCCGTATTAATAAAGCACTAAGAAAATGGGACTGTTAACAAAAGGGAGATACTATGTCTAATGAACAAACAGCTACAGAAAGCAATGAAAACTCAAATCAACAAGGAGAAGTTGAAAGTACGATTGCAAACGACACTGGAGAACAAAACCAAGTTGAGCAACAAGATCAAATCGAAAGACCTGAGTGGTTACCAGAAAAGTTTGAGACACCTGAGCAACTTAAAACATCTTATGAAAATTTGGAAAGAAGATTTCATGCAAGGCGTGATGAAATTAAAGAAGAAGTTATCAATGAACTAAATGAAAATGCATCACAAGAAGTTCCTATTAGTCCTGCAGATTACAAAGTAGAGCTATCAGATGAAGATGGTAATGCTTTAGAAGTTCCAGAAGATGATCAAATGTTATCTTGGTTTAGAGACAAAGCACACAATATGGCTTTATCAAATGAAGAGTTTAACGATTTTGTTTCTGAGTATATGTCAGTTAGTCAAACAAGTGGACCTGATTGGAACGAAGAAAGCCAAGAACTTGGAGAACATGCTGACAGAAGATTAGAAAGAATTGATGCTTGGGCTAATAGTGTTTTTGATGAAAACAACTATAATGTATTTGCAGGTATTCCTGCTTCTGCAAATATGGTTAAGTTCTTTGAAAATGTTATGGAGCTAAATGGTCAGCCTAAATTTAATATGACATCCAATACTGAGTTTCAAGAATCTGTTACTAGAGAAGATTTAATGGCAGCTCAAAGAGATGAGAAATACTGGAAGAATGGTGGAGATCCTAATCATATTGCTAAAGTTAGAGCCATGGCAGATCAGTTATCTAGGAAACGTGCATAGTAATGTGAATTAACAAAAGTCTTTATATCTGAAAGATTGAAGTTACTTGAAGGCTCGTAGAGTTACTTATAGGCCCAGGAATGGAATAACCTTAGTGTAGTAGTGAAGCGAATAACCAGAATAGTATAAATATTAACTTTAAATCGGAGGCTATAATGGCACTTACAACCATAAGCACATCCTTTATTGAAGAGTTTGAATCAGGGGTACATGTTGCGTACCAGAGAATGGGTTCAAAACTTAGGAATACTGTTCGTACTAGAAATGGTGTGAAGAACAAGACTACATTCCAAAAAATCGGTAAAGGTTTTGCTACTACAAAAGCAAGGCATGGTAACATTGCACCAATGAACCTTGCACATACAAACGTTAACGTCACAGTTGAGGACTATTTTGCTGGTGAATGGGTCGATGATCTAGACCAGTTAAGAATCAACCATGATGAGATGCAAGTTGCACAACAGTCAGGTGCTTATGCATTAGGTAGAAAGACAGATGATTTAATCTTAGATCAGATGACTACAACTACTTCTGCACATGACGAAACAACTAACGGAATAACTTTAGCATGGGCTTTAGAGCTTATGGAAAAGTTTGGAAACAATGAAGTCCCTGATGATGGTCAGAGATATGCATGTGTTGGTTGGGAGCAATGGTCTCAGTTAATGGCTATAGATCAATTCTCAAGAGCTGAGTACATTGGTCAAGATCAATTACCTTTCCCTACTGGTGTTACAGCCAAAAGATGGTTAGGTTTCATGTGGTTTGCACATGGTGGTCTAGCTGGACGTAATGGATCAGGAGCAGCAGGAACTACTCATAAAGAGTGTTTTGCTTACCATAGAGATGCCGTTGCTCATGCAATCGGTACTGACATCACTTCAAATATGCAATATCACAACGATAAGGACAGTTACTTTGTATTAAACAAAATGCAACAGAACGCAGTCTTAATCGATGCTGAGGGTGTATTTGAAATGGAACTTAAGAATTAGGAGGTAGACATGGCGTTAGTACAAGCAGACTTAAGTTTAGTTTCTTATTCAGGTAATGGTTTCCATATTTGGAACTATAAATCTACTGGTGATGCTCTTAACACAATAGATGCTGCAGGATATTTCAATGCACTAGTTGCTGAAATGAATGTAGGTGATGTAATATTCATCAACGCATCTAATGGTTTTGGTATTACGACTGTAGTATCTAATGATGGATCAGCAATCGATACTGCTGATATTGTTAGCATGACAGCAGACAATAGATAATGGCTAAGAAACCAACAAAAACTAAGGAGGTGGCTGTAAAGGCCACTTCCTCTCATTCAGTAAAAACATCTAATGGCGTTGTTTATACTGTTAAATTTGGATCAAAAGTAAAACTTGGGAGTAAAGTAGATGCCAAAAGCAAGTGATGGTAAAATGTTTGCTTATACAGCAGAAGGTATGAAAGCTTTAAAAGAGTATGAAGCAAGGTTAAAAAGAAATAATAAAAATATGGGTAAAAAGAAAAAGGATGTTAATGACTCTGATAAAACAGAAAGTCCTTA